TTTAAAAACAGTAGGCGGTGACGCTGAAACCTTCCAGTCATCCATTCAAGCGATGCAGCAAGGTATTGCTGGCATTAAGCTGGGTGACGCTGCCATTCTTACCCCATTGGCACGATTGGGGGCATTGGCTGCAGTAGACATCAATAAAGGCACTGTTGACATTTACAAGTTGGCAGACGCTTTAAAACGCTTTAAAGCAGAGAACGGTGAGCAGCTTACGCTTACCCTTGCTCAGCAGCTTGGAATCAACAAAGAGACCTATATGGTCCTTTCCCAAGGTTCTGAGGCGGTTCGCAAGCTTTATGACGAGCAATACAAACTTTCAGGAGTAACTGAGCAAAATACCAAAAATGCTCAAAAGCTTCAGCAGCAATGGGCTGAAACCAGTCAAGCATTCTCCAAGGCAAAAAATGCCTTAATGGACGAGCTTTATCCTGCATTGAGTGCAACCCTTCAAGGTGGTACAGCTTTTTTTGAAGGCTTTGTCAATGCCGATAAAAAGTTAGACGGATTCCTTTCCCAGTTGACTTTGATCGGTGGCGCAGCTTTAACTTTGCAAGGTGCGCTGTCTTCTTTGAAGATTGTTGGAGTATCCGTTGGAGAAGGGCTCACAGCAGCGTTTTCTAAACTCTTTGGAGCTGCTGCATTGCTATTCCATAGCGAAGGCTTAAACAAGGGTGAAGACGAGGAAATTGCTCGTATTCATGCAGCTCAAGACAAGGCTTCAGGAAAAGGCGGTGCTGCTTCCGGTCTTCCTCGCAATATGCGAAACAACAACCCCGGAAATATTGAGTACGGTGATTTTGCTCGTAAGCATGGGGCAACTGGTAGCGATGGACATTTTGCTATTTTCCCCGACATGAAGACCGGGCAAGATGCAATGGCTTCATTGCTTATGTCTTACGCAAAAGGCGGTACAAATACTATCGCTGGAATTGTCAGTAAATGGTCTCCGGCTGGAGATAATGGTGCTGCCAATACGAATGCTTACATTGCTGACGTTGCTAAGAAGACTGGCATTGATCCAAATAAACCGTTAAGTATGGGCGAGCTGGCTGCAGTTCAGCAAGCAATGTCTGCTCATGAAGGCATGGTCGGAGCCAAAGCAACTGCCCCAGTAGGTGCTGGCGGTGGCGCAGGAACCAATGTGCAAACCAATATCAACACAATCAACGTACAAACTCAAGCTACCGATGCCAATGGCGTTGCTAATGGCTTGCGTGGTGCATTGCAAAATAACTCATTAATTAATCTAGGCGTACAGGGAAATAGATAATGCCAAATATTCCTTACCCTAATGTCCCAGCTTTACCCGGAGTCCCCGCTTTAGCTCGAAGCAACAATTCTCAATTTGTGGCTGCAGCGTTAACGATTGTCGGAGAGATTCTCCCCCTCAACTTATTTGGGACAACTTGGGGCATTGTTGACGAAAACGGATCAGCTCTTTTAAGCCCCGATTCTTTTGTCGATTTTGAATATCGAGAAGAATACAAGATTCCTATTTATCCGCTTGAGGAAGGCAGTTTCCAAAGCTATAACAAAGTGGCTATGCCTTTTGATTGTCGGGTGACAGTATCGTGTAGCGGTAACGGGAAAATGAGCAAGGAAGCGTTTTTGGCAGCGATTGAAAAGCTTTTAAGCTCTTTGACTCTTTGCAGCGTGGTTACTCCGAACGGTACTTATAAAAGCTGCAACCTTATTCATGTTGACTATCGTAGAGAAGCTCGTCAAGGAGCAACTTTATTGATTGCTCAGCTATGGTTTCAAGAGATCAGAATTGCTCAGCAGCCAGTGGTTCCGACTGCAGCACCTTCGGGAGCAAGCAGCACTAGCCTTGGTCAGTTATCTCCTACCAAAGTGCCTACTGGAAATTTTGGGTCAATTAATCCGAATGCACAAGGAGCGACTGGTTTGAACCCAGCAATAAAATGACAACTACTCAATTTATTCCAATCGTTGCAGTTGCTGTTCAAAAGTTCACCATTCAATTAAATGGTCAAAGTTGCGCCATTAACCTATCTCAAAAAAGCAATGGGCTTTACTTTGACATGACTGTAAATAACAATCCTTGCGTAAATTCGGTACTTTGCTTAAATTTGGTCGGATTGGTGCGAGAAAAATACTATGGTTTTGTAGGTCAATTAGCGTTTTTTGACACTCAGGGAACCAGTGATCCTTACTATACTGGTTTAGGCTCTCGTTATTTATTGGTTTATCAATCATGACTTTTGCAGTCCGTCAGATCAATTTGACATTTTCAAGCGCAGATGCTGAGCCTTTGGTTCTTGAGGGTTTGCGTTGCTCTGCGGTTATTACTAATCCGGGAGGCAATAACGCTTTTGGACAGCTTCAACTGCAAGTCTATGGAATGACTTTGGATCAGATGAACCAATATTCAAGCACTGGCTCAAACATGGTGGCGGTTCAAAATCAAGCCGTAACAGTTTCTGCGGGAAATCAAGGGGGAACTCTAAACCAAGTGTTTTCAGGCACTTTGATTTCCAGCTTTATAGATCTATCAAACCTTCCCGAGGTCAGTTTTGTTTGTGCTGCGGTAGCTGGTTATTACAACAAAGCAGCTCCTTCAGCTCCAAATACCTACCAAGGGGCGCAAAATGCAGAAGACATTATTGCTTCATTGACTAATTTGTTGGGCTCGGATTGGACTTTTAACAATCCAAAAGGTGCTCATGCCGTTATTCAAAATCAATATTTGTCAGGATCATTGATCGATCAAATTCAAACCGTTGCAAGAGCTGCTTCTTTGCCTTTGGTTATTGAAAACAACTCTGTCACTATTTTCCCCAATGGCGGGACAAGAGACGATATTGTGGTCGAATTAAGCCCTGAGACTGGATTGATTGGCTATCCTTATTATTGGGAAGCTGGATTTACTGTTAGATCAGAATTTAATCCAATTATTGCTATTGGCAGGACAATCAACCTAACTTCGGGTTTGCCAAAAGCGAACGGAGAGTTTCCGGTTCAGTATGCGACTCATGAATTAAGTACGTTGACCCCTGACGGTCCTTGGTTTACAACTTCAAAATTAAGTCCAGCGATCAATGTCCCAGTCAACTAATCAACCAATACAGACAAACCACGTCCCGGCAGATAATGCCTCAGAAGTGGGGCGCATGGACTTTATTGTCCGGTCCGCTTTATCGGGTCTTAGAACTGCGATTCCAGTAAAAGTTGTTGCGGTTACAAACAGTGGCGGTCTTTCTCCCATTGGTACGGTAGACGTACAGCCGTTGGTCAGCTCGGTAGATGGAAACGGTCAAGCATGGGCTCATGGAATTATCCACAATGTCCCATATATGCGAATTCAAGGTGGATCGAATGGCGTAATTCTTGATCCAGTTGTCGGTGACATTGGAATAGGAACCGTTTGCGATAGAGACATTTCAACCGTTAAAAGCACTGGCGCAGTAGCAGCTCCCGGCTCAAACCGTAAAAATGATATGTCTGACATGGTTTATTTAATGACCATTATCGGGCAAGCACCTACTCAATACGTTCAATTTAATAGCTCAGGAATTACCATACTTTCCCCCATCAAGGTTACAATAAACGCACCGAATGTCGAAGTAGATGCGTCAACAATGGTGAAGGTAGTTTCTCCAAACGTTGAGATTGACGCTTCCTCAGTTTGTACGATTAATGCACCGTCAATCGTCTTAAATGGTGCGGTAAGTCAGACAAGTGGTGGAGCAGCGACATTTAGTGGCTCAATGACTGTAACGGGTGACGTTACGGCTGCGGGTACAAGCTTGCATACTCATAAACATGGTGGCGTACAAACAGGTGGCGGTCAAACAGGAACTCCAGTATGACGATAATTCACAATACTTTGCTGCTCGATCAGACTGCTTGGGACCTTGTTCTCGACCTCAATGGAAACATTGCCTTAGCTGGCGCACCTTACGCAATCGCTCAAGACGTAGCCTCAGTTACTAGAACCTTTTTAGGGGAATGCTGGTATGACACTACTCAGGGTATTCCCTACTGGCAGCAAATTCTTGGAGAGTTTCCTCCTTTGCAGTACGTTGCTGAGCAACTTCAGGATGCAGCTTTAACAGTGCCTGACGTGGCTGCAGCGCAAGCAACCTTTACGTCCTTTCAAAATCGTTCTTTGGCTGGACAAATTCAAATTATAGATACGGATGGAGTCACAAATAACGTGGCTTTCGGAGGATAAATGAGCACTAACGTACCGTCAATTACATGGACCAATGGCGCACCCGTCCTGCCAGCAGAATCAGATATTCTTGCTGGCGTTCAGGCTGACATCAATGCAGCTTTCGGTGGAGGTGTAAACCCCGGTCTTACAACCCCTCAAGGTCAATTAGCTCAAACAGAAACTGCCATTATTGGTGATAAAAACAATCAAATTGCGTACATTGCCAATCAAGTAAATCCAGCGTTTGCTTCCGGTATTTGGCAAGATGCAATCGGCTATATTTATTTCATGACCCGAATTCAAGCCTCGGGGACAGTGGTAAATGCAACTTGCGTAGGGGCAGTTGGTACAGTTATTCCTTTGGGCTCTATAGCTCAAGACACTAGCGGATACCTTTACGCTTCTACGGCTGCAGCCACAATTCCTTCCAGTGGTAGCGTAACCGTTCAATTTCAGAATCAAACTACGGGTCCGATTGCTTGTCCTATTGGCTCACTTAATAAGATTTATACAGCAGTTGCTGGCTGGAATACGGTATCCAATCCTGCTGTTGGAGCACTTGGAAACAATGTGGAGTCTCGGGCAGCCTTTGAATTGCGTAGACAAGCCAGCGTTGCCGTCAATGCGGTCAACTCGATCCAATCCATTCAAGCTGCAGTTTTGGCGGTTCCGAACGTATTGCAAGCAGTAGTTGTTGATAATTCAACCAATTCAACCGTAAACTATGGCAGCACTAGCTATCCACTAGCAGCGCATTCTATTTGCGTCAGCGTGGCTGGTGGTACGTCTTCAGCGATTGGCACTGCTATTTGGAATAAAAAGCCACCGGGCTGCGGATATAACGGAAATACAACCGTTACCGTTTATGACACGACTTACGCAACCCCAATTCCTTATACAGTCACTTATTTGACTCCAACGTCAACACCTGCTTATTTCACAATAAATATTCAAAATAATCCGTTGTTGCCTTCAAACATTGTTCAGCTTGTTCAAAACGCTGTTTTGGCATCGTTTAATGGTCAAGACGGAGGAACTGCTGTCACTATTAACTCGACAACTTATTCAGGTCGATATTATGCAAATATCAATGCGATTAACTCAAACGTAAACGTCATTGAGGTTTATTTGGGCTTGTCTGCTAGTCCGAGCACTTTATCGATTGCATTCGGTATCGATCAACTTCCAACACTTTCAGCCTCTAATATTGCGGTGGTATTGGTTTAATCATGCAAAATTGGGATCAAACTCTTTTAAGTCAATATTGTGATTCTCCAACGATTGACGGTCTGCTTAGTTCTTACAATAGCGCAGTTGATCCTGCTTCTGATATTGCTAATTTTTACCTAAATATTTGGGATGTCTACACTGCAGTAGGTACTGGTTTAGATATTTGGGGTGCGATTGTCAATGTGCCTCGTTATTTACAAATTCCCGGATCTCCTGCATATTTGGGATTTGATGAGGCTTATCTATCGGGATATGCCACGACAGGTCCGCAGCCATTCGGACAAGCTCCATTTTTTACAAGCGTCAATTCGACAACCACTTATTATTTGTCAGATGACGTTTATAGACAGTTAATTTTAATTAAAGCAGCCGTCAATATTGGAAATTTATCGGTTCCTCAAATTAATCAATTATTGCAAAAGTTTTTTGGACAATCAATTTCAGGAAGTCCTTATGGTGTAGCTTATGTAATTGACACTTTAAACCAAGGATTTACTTATCATTTCAATTTTGTGCCTAATGCGCTGCAACTCGCAATCGTGCAAAATTCGGGAGTATTTCCTAGACCTGCTGGCGTTGCCGTAACCGTTACTTATTAACAGGATAAAAAATGCAAAGTACCAATATCCCTTCAAAGATTCCACTTCCTTTTGCGAATTCTGCAGGATCTTCCTATAAAAATACTATTCCAGTAGCTTCTCAAATTGGCATTACAAACGGTAAAGCTTCTTTGACCGATGGATTCCCTCCGCTTACCTTTCAAGCTATTAGCTCAGGCGGTGTTCCTCCATTCGGAGCTGACTTTAACGGCATTTTGTATGAAATTACTGCAATTCAGCAATGGCAAGAAGCTGGTGGTTTTTTCCCTTTTGATTCTGCTTTTGCTGCAACGATTGGCGGGTATCCAAAAGGTGCAATCGTTCAATCATCAACTTTTGCAGGTCTTTGGGTAAGCACCATTGAAAACAATTCTAATAATCCTGATACGACTGGTACAGGATGGACTTCGTTTGCTTGGGAGGGGACCACTTCTGTTGCTATTTCCTCTACTACAACTACCTTAACTCTGTTGCAATCGGCTTATCCGATTGTATTTTTTACTGGTACTTTGACTGGAAATAGCATTGTTAACGTACCTGCTCAAGCTGGGGAATGGATTTTTGTAAATAGTACGACTGGATCTTATACGCTTACTGTAAAAACTCCTTCAGGTACTGGAGTTACATTAACTCAAAGTCAATCAACTTATGTTTACGGTGACGGCACAAATATGTATTATGCCGACTCATCAAAAGTTGCTAGTTTTAATGGTCGAGTTGGGGCTGTTACTTTAAACGCAAGTGACGTAACAAGTGCTTTGGGTTATATTCCGATTAATCCAAATCAATATATTGAATCTTTTGGATCAACAGGTTATCAAATATTTCCTTCGGGATTAATTATTCAATGGGGAAACATTGCTTCGTGTGGTACTGGAATTACTTACACCCTTCCAATATCTTTTCCTAATAACATTTTTACAGTATTGGCTGGATCTGATGATTATTACCCAGCTTTAGTTCAATTTGGAACCTCCTCCTTTACTTTATCTAGTTTTGTAATAGGACCAAATCAAACTTCCGGTCATGGTGCTCATTGGATAGCAATAGGAAATTAAGGAAAAATTATGTCTAAATATTTTGTAGCAGATCCAGTCTCATTTTTAGATGATCGAATTCATAAGGATATTCCATCTAATGCTGTTTTGATTACTGACGAACAGTGGCAAAGTCTTCTTTTGGGTCAAGCCAACGGACAAGCAATTTCTGTAGACAAAAAAGGGAATCCAGTTCTTATTGACATCCCCGACCCAACAGGAAACGATTTAATTGTTGCTTGTGAAATGTCTGCTCAAGGCTTGCTAGATACAACTGCTAAAGCTTGGGGATATGATTCTTTGGTGGCAGCAGCTTCTTATGCTAATTCAACTAACCCTCAATTTAAAGCCGAAGCAGAGGCTTTGATTGCATGGCGTGACAATTTATGGGCAGAAGCATATACAATGGAAACGGGAAAAATGCCAACAAACGTCAATGATTTTGTGGCAGCTCTCCCAGTAGCACCCACAAAACCTGCAATCTAAAAAGGAAAAAAGATGAGCATTAATCTAACGTTGGAAATTAATGAAGTAGAAGCTGTTGTTGCTGGCTTGCGTAAGCTCCCAATGGAGCTAATTGAGGAAACTGTTAACAAGATCAAGATTCAAGCGATCCCTCAAATTCAAGCCCTTCAAATGGATCAAGAAGCAGCAAAACAAGCAGCAGCAAACGAAGCACCTGCTGACCCTACAACCCCTACAGAATAAGGGATAGACCATGTTTTCTATTAAACAATTCCTCATCAATGCGTCTTCAGAAGTTCGTCAAGAGATCCGTAATTTGATCGATGAGATTGAAGCCAGCGTTTCTGCCGTTGAAGCTCCTGCTGTTGAAGAAGCTCCAGCACCAACAAAAACTAAGGCTAAAGCTGCTGCAGCAGAAGCCGAAACACCTGCTGCGGAGTAAGCGTCATGGATTGGTCAGCAATAGTCGCAGCTATAGCCATTTTAGCCACTGCAGCCTCGGGAGTAATAGGCTGGTGGTCAAAAGAGCTATCCAAGAATCAAGACAAAATCATTGGAGACCAATCCACTCTTGCAAGACAAATCAATAGTCTTGAGGTAAAAGTGTCAGATCATTACGTCAAGCGTGAAGACTTTCAAAGCGTTACCAACCAAATTTTTCAAAAGCTGGACAAAATACTCGACAAACTTGATACGAAGGTGGACAAATAATG